TGTTAATACAGATCCAAAATTGTGCAATGCCTGTATATTTAATCTAACCGCAGTAGTAACCCAAGAAAATGCTCCTGATATGCCACTAATAGCAACACGGGCAACAGCTGCCAATCCTTGAAATACCACACCAATCCCGTTTAATGCTTCTTTAAATTCACTGCCAGCCGTCATCTGTGTCAAACTTTCCAATACTGGTTGAAATGCCTGTATTGCTTGGTTTTGAATTGAATTTCCAACTTCTGCAAAAGTCATAGGAAGTTCAGCAAATTTAGCGTTTGTTTCATCGGCACTATTAAACATTGCATTTTTAATAACCTCTGCTGTAATTAAGCCTTGTGAGGACATTTCTTTTAGCTGGCCCATAGGCAATCCCATTTCTTGTGAAATAGCTTGTGCTAATAATGGAGCATTTTCCATAATGGACCTAAATTCGTCCCCTTGTAACTTACCAGCTGCCATTGCTTGTGTGAGCTGATACATAGCGGAGGTTTGTTCTTGAATCGATGCACCACCGATTTTAAACTGTTTATTCATCTGTTCAACGAAAGCAATGGTTTCATCATTTGAAGAGAACGCATCTTTGGCTAATATTCCCAGCCTACCAACAGCGCCTGCCATATCAAGGTATGATCCACGAGTACGCTCAGCAGCTGCATATACCTTGTCCATAATTTCAGCAGTTGATTGTGTGCCGTCATTAATCATATTGATGCGGGCTTTTATTAATGCATATTTATCACTTAGTTCAGCCCCAGCCTTTACAGCCTCTTTCGTAGCGGTTGCAACTGCTGTTATACCTACAGCCGCCCCCGCAATGGATAGGCCTTTTGACATTTTCTCGCCTAATTCCGCAAGCTTTTTGCCAAGAACCTCATCAGCTTTTTGACCGACTCTATCAATAGCTTGCACAGCACCAGCGGAAGTACCATTAATTTTGACATTAATTTGTTTATCTGCCATTATTCGATTTCACCCCCTCCCGATTCAATCCATTCACGTTTGAATTTTATTTCCTCTTTCATTCGTTCAAGCTCCGCAGGTGGATAAATATGTTTCATAAGATCCTCTACGGTAATTTTTTTGCCTTTAGCAATTTGCATATTAGCTAATAATGAAAAAAAGAATGCCTGAATACTATGCTCTCGCCTTGCCCTAGCCTCATAGCCCTCTAATAGTTTATAAAACTCCATAACCGATAATCGTTTATATTCCCAAGGTTTTAATTGCAGTACTCCATATGCATTCTTTTCATTGAATCGATACCACTCAAAAAAAGAGGGGGCATCAGCCCCCTCTATTAGTTTTTTTCGTTTAAAGCCTCCTCAGCTTCAATGTTTGCATTATCTTCCTCGGTGGCTTCCTCAGGGAACTCCTGATAATAAATCTTTTTACCCATAACGCCACTGGCGATGAGTGCTTTTTGTACAGTAATCATCAATTCATTGAAATTGAAGTCCGTATTGTTCATCATTTCCTGAATTTTTTCTTGATAGAATACCGAGGAACGTCGTTTGTAGTGCGCAAGCCCAATTTCAAAGGCAACCAATACTTCCGTCATACCTAAGCCTTCTGCAAGAATACGACCTATAGGCTTTTTCAATACAGCTTCTAGCTGTAAAATACGCCCAATATTAAAATAGATTTTTTCACCTTCGCCAAAGTATTCACATGGGATTCGTTTCATTATAAAAGCCTCCTGAGATTATAAATTAAACAGTTTTTAATTCAGACAATGGACCATCACCGTTAAGGGTAATTTTACGAGTAGCCACATCATCGTGTGCGCCAGTCGTAGAGTTATCTGTGATAGATGCCCAGCCTGTAACATATGATTTATCAGGATATTCATATTTGATATGAATACGTTCGTCATTCAAGAACGCCTGATATACGACTTTTAAAGTTTCATCATTAAGCATCAAAATTGATTCAACTTCGGTGGACCATTCTTTCATGCCCGGTAATGTAGTTTTCCAACCACCTGTACCCTTATGAGAAGCATCAATAGAGTCCGCTTTCAAATTCAAGTCGCCTGTTCTTTGACCGCCCAACAATTCCCATTTTGCACCGGTAGTTTCATCGGTACCAACATTGATGTAGATCAATATATTTTTACCCATAGCGACAAGAGATTTTTTGCTTTGCTTTAACGCAGTTAAATTTTTTGCTGGTTCTGGCATTAATATATATCCTCTCTTTCATTCAAATCAAAAAGGCGAGCCTCAATAGTGTACTGAGTGCCCAATAATGGGCGTATACTATCATGGTCGCCTACTTTATTTACGACATGGAGATCAACGATTTGAAATCCACAATCTAATACGCATACATCTTCATTAAGCTCTCCACATGCTTTACGGAACGCTAATAATATAGCGTCAACCTTATTTTCGAGATCAACTAATTGTGGATAACCTTTATCGAACTCTTTTGTGCCGGTTTTAGTCCAAGCTTCGAGATACAACGTAACTTTTAAATGCACATCATCATCTTTTTGCTCTTGTCCCCGGCCAATCATAACAACACCGTTGGCTGTTACTCCAGCATTCTGTGGTATTGTAAGCCCTAGCCGAGTATCAATGCCTAAATTAGTGCCATTAAATACATCTTGTATGCGCTGCATTAATTCATACCATTGCATATGTCACCCCCTAAATATTTCAACGGAACGATATCCCTTATATTCAGTAGGATTGCCGGTTAACTGTTCAGGTGTGATACGAGATTCTAATTGCTTGATACGAGATTCATAATATTCTAATTTTTTAGAATAAAAATCATCTGTTGAGCCATTATTGCTGTAAGAACCCGGCAATGCAAATGCTTTATTTACGCATACTTCACGATAGATATAGGCAAGCACTAATTCGTCGATTGTAAAACTACGAATAATTTTATCCGGCTTTACACCTAATCGATTACCAAATGCATATAACCACTGTTCAGCCTTTCCAACAGTATTGACCGTCACTTCATCACCCAGTAACTCATCATTAAATAGCTCTGCCATATCTTCAAATTTGTATAGCATATTTAAAACCCCTTATATATTAAATGTTATTGAATATTCGTCTTTAACTAACCCACGTGCCACATCATCCAAAGCATGGCCTGTATATTGTGAAAATATATTAGTAATGTTTGGTATATTATTTTCCAACGCATCATACAAGAATGGATCAGGTGCCGTTCCCGGATGAAATACCCTCCGAGCAAACACGAAGCCATTCCCACCACGAGGGACAAATCTTAATGCCTTTTTGAATCGTGGATTAATCACATGAGCTGGCGTTCCCTCATGCACAAAAGGGCCATATTTCGCAACATCAATGTCAAGAAATACGACCCCTTGCATGCCACTATTAGAAATTTGATAATCAATCGCCTTTTCAAGATTACCTGTTCGAGAGGTAAATCTATGTTGTTCTTGCGCAGTTTCTCTCACATCTATAGTGCTTGCTTTTACAGCCTGACGAATACGCTTTTCAAATATAGCCCGGCTATTCATAGCAATTATTTTTTACCGGAACCCTTGCCGGAGGCTTTGTCCTCAGGACCCTCATCCTTAGGCTCTTTATCCTCAGGATCTTTGTCCTCAGGTTTTACATCCTTAGGCTCTTTATCTGCCTTTGGAGTTGTATTTTTAGGTTCCTTTGCAGGTTTATCTTCCACAACTTCATAGCCGTGCTCTTTAAACCATTCAATGTGATTGGCATCTTCGGTGAAGCCTTCGCCATTCACAAATACAACTGAACCTGTTTGACCTGTATAATCAGGTACTGGGGATTTAATAATCGGCATAATTGACCTCCTTATTTAACCTTAATTTTACGGAATACGCCTGCTGCCTTAGATGCTTTTAATGCAACAGCGGCAACCATTTCGACCTCGCCTTTTTTAACTGCACCAGCGTTGGTGAAGTCAGGCAACCACAAATTAACCACATTATCGCCAGCCAAAGAAACACCGTGGAAGCCATCGATGCCAAGACGAGCAACATACAATGATGTTTCGCCCTGACCGTTAATGCCAATTACAGGATCATTGGAACCAGCTTTTGCACCAAGATCAACCAATGGAGTTACACCATAGTATTCAACTTGTTGTCCGAATTCGTTTAATTTAGTAGAGTACATCGCAGACCGACGAGCAACTGCACGAATTTTAGCAATCAATTTGGTATTACCCATAATTGCAGATGGTGTGCCATCCAAGGCTAAAAGGAATTCATCAAGTTGATCAAGGAATGCTTTGTAATTTGTATCAATAGCAGCGCTATCAGATAAATCGATTGCTGCTGTTGGTGTGTATTCAGTAGAGGAGCCTAAAAGCGCTTTATCCAAGCCATCAAACGCTTTAGAATTGACGCCTGAATCACCATTGATAACCGTATCATTGAATAATGCAGCTGCAGCTTTTACCTTTTGCTCAATTTGCAAGGTAGTTTCATCAACAATACCGCCCATCTTAGCGATTACACGGTCAATATCAAAGGAACCGCCGAATACTTTCAAATCAACGGTATAACGTTTACGAGTAACAGATTGTGGAGTATATTCCGAATTAATATCACGGAAATCTGCTGTAGGTTGAGTGAGTAAGCGAGTGTAGCCATATGTTAACGTGCCACCACCACCGGTAGGAGATACACAATCATCGAAAGTTAAGTTATCAAATAAAAAGGACGATTTGCGGAACTCATCAATAATCCCCATTTGCAAATCGTCTTGTACGTTAAGTTTTGCTTCAGCTAATGTAATTGCCATTAGTTAAATACCTCCGTTAAATAAATTATTCACATTGTTGGGCTTCAATAGCTGCCGCTACAGCCCCTTTTAATCCAGCAGGCTTGTTGCCTTCCCCACCATTACCGGCACCACCGTTTCCTGAACCGCTTCCACGTTTTTGACTATCTTTAATCGCATAGTCTTTTCCTTTAAGCCATTCATCAACGCAATCATCAACAGTTCCGCTGGTCCCGTCAGATTTAACATATCCATAAGTGCCATCTTCATTGACCTTAATTTTGCTAACAATCAATTTGGAAAATTCTTTTGGATCCATAGCATTGCGCTTTGTTAAAGAATCTACAACTGCTGCAGCTATTTCAGATTGGATACGTTGTGCATCAGCATCTTCACGGGCTTTACGTTCGGCTTCTACGGAATCTTCTAAGGTTTTAATCCGTTCCTGCATGGCAACGATGCCGGCATCATCCTTAATCCCTGTGGAGTTAATTTTTTCTAACTTGCCTTGCGCCTCAGCAAGCAAACGTTCGGAGGCTTCTTTTGCCGCCTTAGCCGTTTTTGCCTCATCATTTTTGGCGTTAAATTGACTTTTGGATACATAATTCTCCCCATAATCCTTAGTCACCGCCTCTGCCTGCTCTTCTGTTAATCCTAACTTGATTAATTCCTCTTTTGTCATCTGTATGACCTCCTGTAAAATATACCTTTCCCACTTCGCTTTATTTTCGTGTGCCACACCACACGACTGCGGTCTCGTTCTTTTTCGCCTGCGATACTAAAAAGGCAAATAAAAAAGCACCTGCATAAGCAAGTGCTTGATTGGTTAAATTAAGTTTTAAATTTCTCGTATTTCTGCGATTTCACTGGCATACAATTCATATTCGTCAACGTATATTGATGCTTCATCAGGCTCATTATTCACACCTGATGTAAACGAATCTAATTTACCAGTCATGGTGTCACCGTCAACGAATCTGACTTCTACATCTTCTGAACGAATCTCATTATAGCGTTTATAAAGTTGTTCTTCTGTCATTTCCGTTCACTTCCCTTTGGCACTATATGAATACCCTTTCCTGATACATGTACAGTTGCAAGGCTAGTTTTCTGCTTTGTTCCTCTCCTTGCATTTACATCATACCCAATATGAGGGGATATATCAACCATTATTTTATGATTCCAATCGCCCTTTCGAGTAAACCTAATACCACTATAAACGCCTTCTTGTATGGCCTTTATAACATCAGTATGAGGGATTTCATGGTTATAATAGCTTTTATTTTGTGTTTTATCGTAAAGCTTACCACCTTTTATATGCATGCTTTGCCGCATCACATAACTACTATTAAAGTATGGTGAGTTAATGTAATCAATAACACGATGTCTAACATCATCTATTGTTTCAAACTCTCTACGCTTTGAAAGATCCTCAATATTAATTTTTCCATTCTTAATATAATCTTTCAACGACTCAATAACAGGCAGTCTGCTTTTAAATACAGCACCATCCCAGCCCCTAGCTTCCTCAGTCCATGATGCGTGCCCATTCATTACTAAATTGCGACCATTTACGCCTAAAATGCGCTCTTGTTCTCGCTTTGGTAACGACTTCAAGTACGCTAGTCCCCCAGCTTCTATATTTGGCTTAGCTGATGCAGTATCAATCATACCTTCTATAATTGGCTTAATACGGCATATGCAATGCGGATGTGCAGGTAAATGAGGAAATTTATCCTTAGGGTAAATACCTTTCCCCAGTCCATATAAATCAGCATTTGCATATACATCACATATATCAACCACAGGATGTCGGGTGCTCAATTTCCATTGAAATGCAACTACATCGGGATCATCCATATGCCTTGCAATTTCACCCTCTGCATATGCACGAGCCCTTTCAGTCCTAGCGATACGCTCAGCATGATAACGAGCCTTTTCCTGAGTCGCAACATATATGGCATGATTTAAAGCAGCTGTATTGCTCTTTTCAACAGCATCAATCAACTCACTATATGCAGCTCTAAGTCCCGGAGTAGTTTCTTGCTCAACTAATCGGCGAACTTTACGAAGCTGATATTTAAGCATATCTTTCCCAGCTTCATCATTAGGCAATGGAATGGGCAACTTGCGAAGCTTCTCCAAAAAATCAGGCAACTCAGCTTTTGAAATTACAGAATTGCCACCATAGCCATCGAATATGGCCTTTGCTGTAGCTAATGTATCCTGTCCTTTCTTCATTGCATCAGATATTGCTTCTGCAACATCGTTTTTGACGCGATTTGACGCATTATGTAGTCGCTCAGACAAGTTTAAGCCATCAGGTGCCCACGCATCTTGCATGGCCTTAGAAATCGTTTTTAGATTATATGGCATCCCCTTTATAATAGCACTTTTAATTGCATTACCGGTTACGCCAATATCAACCCCATATCCCTTGACACATTCACGAATTAACTCAGATATTAAAACACCCCGCATGGCATCCATAACGGGGTATTTATTATACGCTTTTCGTACTGCAGTTTGTGGGGCGTAACCAGCTTCTAATAGTCGTCGAATTTCATTTTCAAACTTATCTATAGTATCCTGAATGGTTTGTTCTGTAGTCTTATTCATCTACATCATCGCCCTCACTACTATTTGAATACGTGACATCAAGGACGTCTTGTTGCGTTGAATCCTCAATTTCTTTAATGATATCGTCATAAACCTTGTCATCGATATTTGGCATATAACCATCGAGAACTCTTTTAACAACTTCCGCATAATAGGTTTTAGATTTGAAGCCAAGATCTAATGCTTGTTGTCCCTGCGACAATACATCGGCTACATCATTAATGTCAAAATCTCTCGGATATTCACATTTATAGGACAAATTCTCATTTGTCCACAATTCATATAGTTCAATAATTGCTTTTTCCGCATTTTCGCATTGTACTGCAAAATTTGCCAGTCGCTGATTGGTTCGTTTAAACGCCCATTGCTTTGCTACGCCGGATTTTTCTTGCTGAACCCCTACTACAGAATCGACACCACCGATGCGGTACATCTCTTTAATTTCAGAGTCTTTTTCTTTCATGATAATCTCAGCTGGTCCCTTATCCGGAGCAATATATGCTGGAGGATGGCTAGACTCAGATGGATACAACAATACATTATTGACCCCAAGAGTTAGATCCTCAACGCTTTCATCTGATGGCATTGTTAAAGTAGAGAATGTCTGAGAGTTAAGTATTTGTGTTAATAAGCTATCTAAATGATATAGGCGATAGTTCTTTTGCGCCAATGAGTAAAACTCTGGATGAGGTAATACTGTGGTTTTTTTAGTACTGCGACCAAACCATTGAACTACAGGCACACGTCCGAGATTATGCTCACCCTCTGCAATAACGCCTTTTCCTTTATCTCGAATTTTCCAATCGGTGTCGGTCCACTCGTGATAAATAATCTTTGTCCCACCATTATCATCAATAATTGACTCTTTATATTCAAAACGAATAATACGCCCCTCATTATCCAATTTCCAACCTGTTACATCGGCAGGCTCAACAGATAGCAAGTAAGGAAGTCGTCTATCTTTCACATTATCGGCAACACTCGCACCAAATTCAGCCTCGTTATTGACGATAACATAAACTACTCCATACAGCTTTGCTATTATAGCTTGCTGTTGGATATATTCTTGTAATGATGTCCCCAATCTATCAGCATTTTTCAAAAATACATCAAATTTTGCTGTAGAATTGTACTCACGTCTAATCTCATCATTGAAAATTGGGTCAACGTTAGCATTAACAATAGGTGCAATATGATTAGAATAACTTGATAGCATCTTTCGGAAATTATAATTATCTAGGCTTTCTCTAGGGTGCTGCTTTAATCCTCTCCCTAATGAAAATAGCCCAGAACCATAATATGCATCATGCAACAGCTTATATGCATATTTCTGTTCGCTGCTAATATACATGAATAAATTAACCTCCTAATAAATATTGGAATTAATGGACTTAATAACTGGAGCATTTAACCGCTCAACAACACCAGTTGTTGCATCCGGTGCATCATCATGAGCATTTTTGCCCTTACGCTGATATTTGTACATAGCCGAATAGTATTCCGGCCATAGTTCTTTAAAGTTTTCAGGATATAATACGTGATCCATAACTTGTGTAGAGTTAGATAATATTCTAGCTTCTTTATTTTTACTTTGATGGAACGTAACAATCTTAGTGCGATTGCCGGGATATTCATCTTTAAGAATTCGCTTAACATTACGAGCAAATCCACGGCCACCGTTATTAGATTCAATATCACTAACATTCACTCCATTACGATGCAATAATTCTGCGGTTTTCCTTTCGGTAATCTCCATAGGCGCATCAGTAAATAGAATGTCCAATATATACGCATTATCGTTATAACCCCCGTACACAATAGCACATAACCAATCTTCGCCAGTATCAGCAGAATCAACATATGCCTTGACTGCAGAAAATAAAGGATACCCCTTATCATCTCTTGGGATATCCTTGTAAGTACTAAAGTATGTATATAGACGGCCCTTAACATCAATAGGCTCTTGCTGATAATTAGCTGATGCAATATCTTCGCCCATTGCTCTGACCTTAGAAAGGTAGCTATCTTTTGATAACACATCATCACATAACATAGTGCCATCATCCTGCACGGCTTTCATCATGATAACTTTAGGCTTGAATTTGGGATCATCAGCAAAATGTTCGATGGCTCGACCAGCTAAGTCATCACTAGCCCACCGAGTCATAATAATAATTATTTTTCCGCCTTCCTCTAAGCGGGAAAGCATTGTGTTGGTGAACCAGTTCCAGTGAGCTTCTTTAACATTTTCATTATGTGCTTCCTCAGCATTTTTAATGATGTCGTCAATAATTAAAAGCGAAGCACCAAAGCCAGTAGATGAACCATCGGGCGAGGTTGCTAAATAGCTATTATAGCCATCTTTTAACGACCACATATGCGCAGCACCGTCACCCTCTTTGATTTCTACACCACAAAATACATCTGAAAATACGGTGATATCATCGTCTGCTTTGATTTCCTTAATAGAATCACGCACACCCTTTGCAAAAGACTTTGACAATGTAGCATTGTATGAGCCAGTCATAATCTTTTCTTTATGATTCTTACCGAATGCCCATTTAACCAAATTCTGAGCGGTGCGGCTTTTACCGTGACGAGGGGGAAGATTTACGATAAGCACATTATAAATGTCGCTTTCATAGAACTCTTGCAAGGCATTACATAGCTCTACCAAATATTGGCGGTCAGTCCTATAAAAATCACCTTCTAACAGATGGCAATAATAAAAGAACTCACGTCGTGCGAGTTCTCTTTTTGCTTGAACTATGATTTTATCTTGTTTAGTCATGGCCTATCAACTTCTTAATATCGTCGGTAGATACACCATCGAAAGGGTTATTGACCTGAGCTTTAAGTTCCATTTCGGTTTGGTCCTTTTGTCCCAAGAACTGCTTGCCAAGAAATATTGCCATTGCTGCAGATCTATCAGCGAGTTTCCATTGCTTACGTCGTAAACTTATCTTTCCCGCACTTCTCTTTTCTGCAAAAATGTCGGAGAAAGTCTTTCCATATGTTCGCTTACACCAAGCATTGAGCGTCTTATCAGAAACACCGAGGACAAGTAGAATTTCGTCCTGTGTCGCCTGTATCTGACACATAGCTTCAAACTGTTCCTGCTTAATGACTTTTTTCGGTCTACCAGTTCTTGCCATCTCTTAACCCCCTTTCGATTTTTTCCACCTTTGATTGAGAATTTTAGGTGTGCAACAATCCCAATTAACACGATGATGCATCCTCATATGCTTATCACCCATTGCAGCAACTTTAACGCATGAAGGCGAATACATAACAGAATAGAACGACTTAACATAAGTACCACTATCAAGGTACATTTCTGTTAAGCCCCCTTTATTCTTTTGTGTCTGGCCTTGATTTAACATAAAATCCATCGTCGTGAATATTAAATGCCCCGTTTCTCCATATCGAACATACATAGTTGTATCTTCATTAATACGGCCATAAAACTTAAAAGGCGTATCAGTTCGACAGAAAAAACTATTCATGGCTTTACGCAGTAATTTCTTTTTGAAGTTGCCGTTATCTACACCTCCAATATAGTCGCCACCTTGTGCCAATGCTACTGTAATTGCACCTGTTTGATCTAAGAACTTTACCATAGCCATAAAAATGTCATCCAGTCGTTTTGTTGTACATGACAATAGTTTGCCATTGCACTCATATCGATGAGCAAAAAGGTTATAATCATCATCCAACACTAAAAAATGGATAAGTCCCATTTCTTCGGCAATAGTATGGCAATAATTTCGAGCATAAATAACGCCTTTTAATTCCGGTTCAAGATCAGCAGGGTCTACAAGTACTGCGGCATCTTTTTTACTAAATACTCGCACAATATCTTCACCGTACTTATCAATGTAAGAGTTACGCATATCGTCCTCATCATCAATTATGATGTATATCTTACCTGTATACCCTTGATTGATTAAAGTTTGATATGTTTTAACATTGCCAGCTCGACCATGACTCAAAATAAATACTGCAAAATCATTGTCCATCATTTTCATCACCTAAAATCTCTTCAAGGCTGCTAGATAACTGTACATACCCATTTTTAATGGCATCATCATAATCAATAATAACTAATGCTGACCGTTCCATAAGATCCTGCATTTCAGCACTAGCATTTGCATAATATTCAGCAATTCGCTTGTAATTAAATTGATTATGTCGTTGTGCAGCTTTCCTGAGAAAATCCTTTTCCGTATCACTCAGATTGCTATCTTCGATCTCCATTAACAAAGCTTCTGTTTTTGAATCATCAATACAGCTTTCGAGCGGTACTACTTCGCCTGACGGCTCATATTGAGGAATATTAATATCCGTAGTATAGGTATCATCAACTTCATCAAGGGCTTCTGTATTATCTATAAACCCAAATTCCGACATATCAATTTCAAGGATTCCTTGCAATTCCTCCATCATAGCATCAGGATCCCACGTAGCGAATTCAGATACTTTATTATCGGCTAGCCTGAATGCTTTCACCTGTTGCGGAGATAAATCATCGGCCACAATACAAGGAACTGTATCCAATCCTAACTGTTGAGCCGCTCTATATCGGGTATGACCTGCAATAATCACATTATCTGCATCAACTACGATAGGCACTTTAAAACCAAATTCTCTGATTGAATTGGCTACCGGTTGCACAGCCACATCATTATGCCTTGGATTATTGTCATACGGCTTTAATTCTGATAATTGCATTTCAACAATATTCATGATGATTCCCTTTCTATAATTTAATATATGGCGGTAGAGGTAGGATTCGAACCCACGCACGCATTACACGTCTATCTGCTTTCAAGGCAGTCCCCTTTGACCTCTTGGGTACTCTACCATGTAAATTTAGGCATGAAAAAAGGACACCTGATTCGGTGTCCTTTTCACAAAACTGTATGCAAGAAGGTGTATATAGTCGTGTCGATTTCGTTATTAGGAGCCACTTACAATTTATCGACACTATCATTATAAAACGCCCATAATGACATGTAAATGACAGCTTTGTGACAATTTGTCAAGTTTCGGTTGCGTACAATTAAACTGCTTGAATTCCCCATATTAATAATGCCATGTCGTTCTCCGCCTGCTCTAAATAGCGATATACGGTCCGCTTTTCAACATTCAATTTGTCAGCCACAGCATCGACATCTAGCTTATCAATGTAATAATACACTAACGATTTAAAATACGGCTGATTGCGATAATTACATTGTTTTCGGTATACATCAAGCATATTATCGACATGCTCTAATATCAATTCTGTACGGCGCTTACTAGCAAGAATAGATTCAACACGCAACACTCCTCTGCGGTTAAATAGTTCAGTTAAAAGCAACTGCAGATCAGTCGGAACACTACTTTCAATATCCGCTATTGCATTCTCACAATGCTCTTTGAGCTCATTATACCCAGCTAATAGCTTTTTTGTATTTTTCCTTGCCTGCTCTCGCTTTTTAGCGTGATCTTTTTCAATCCGCTGTTCATAAATTTCTATAGCCGTTTCAGTGGCTAATTTGACAACCGCATCAATATCAGTTATCACCTGCGCCTGTTCCAATTCTAACACCCCCATAACCCTATAATTTGCTTTGTGTAGCTAATGTATTACGCTGCTTTTTGCACCAATTAATGGACCTGTTATGAAACCCTGTTAAAAACCCTCTAACTGGAGTAAGGTCTTCTGCCATTTCTTTTTGCAAATCATCCAATAACTGTAGTTGTAATTTAGCTTCATATTCAAGCATATTTTGTGTTTCATCCAATACTGACACAGCACCTGCAAGAATCATCTCATCAGATATGTTGTATCGGCTATCTAATAATTTTAGTAGCTTAACCAAAGCTATATATATGGCTCTTTTCATAGTTCCACCAACTCAGCATGATCCCATTCACTTACGCAATGGTTTGGGGTACTCCATGAAGTCCCTCCATGAGACCAAGTTAGCACATACCCATTTTCATATCTTGCAAAATGTCTTTTTTCTTTTGTCGTTGATGCGTTATTCCATACGCGAACAGGTGTATCAACAGGAATGTTTGCCCAATCTATAACCCCTAATTCTTCTGCAATACTTAAAACCTCATTAGCCTTTAATTTTGGTAATGCACTCTTAAAGCCATCTGCACCAATATAATCGTTACAACTACGCATCATGAATTCATCTACATCTTCATCCATAGTTGGTTTTTCATCTGTTAGATAAACATTTCCATAAGTATTTGCTACACAATACCGCCAACCAGCATCATATAGTTTTTTAAACATCCACTTTCTACCTTGTTCATCTGTAATCATGATTTAACCTCCTACTCCATAAGAACGCCATTAGCGTCTACCTTGTATGTTTTTGTTTCAAGCACTACATAACCCGTATTTTCATAACCGTGTTTCTTTTCCCATTCACGAAAGATATTTGTCAATGCCTCACTCAATTCATCGATATGTTCTTTCTTAACATCTGCCAAATAATCTTCGGACCACTCAGCAATCTCATCGTCAATTTGATGATTAATTATATCTTCGATTACATATTCGGCATCAACCTCCGGGATACAATAATTAGGATGTCCTATTTTTACAGTAGTCGCCCCTTTTCTGTCCGGCTCATCTAAAAAATAATTATCGATTGCACCTTGTATTGTATTGCAGGGTATTCCTGCGTCACCATGAACCACATCTACCCAACACCATTTATCCTTATCTTCGACTAGCATTTTATCACTCCTCATAAGCATCTATTACGTAATAATTCGCATCAGCAACACCATAAACATCATCGATTTCGAAAAAATTGCCATTGATTCTAACATAGCACTGCTCATCAGGATCACAGTACTGTAACGCCTCTATTAGTTCTTTTACTGTCATTTTTTCCCCTCCCATGGACTACGTTTATTAAATATCGCCCATGCTTTACAATCTTTAACTTCGACACAATAGCCATTATCGCTATGTGGTAAAATTGAAAATTCGTCTAACCTTTCACCCGAAATAGCTACCAAAGTTCCTATTACGTAATCATATTCACTAACATGTACTATCACAACTGTATCGGGTGGCGGTAAACACTTTTTAAATTTATGCCATTTCATTTTTTTAACTCCTAACCTAGCATTTATCTAACAATATAAGATGTATACCATTCGTCAGACCTATTTTAATTTGCTAGTACTCTGAGCATCAATGCACCACCCAATATATACACCAGCTTTCTTTAGATCCTGTAATTCATCATCTTTTTTACCGGCTCGAATCAAATACTTCAAAGCATTCCCTTTACAAAACCCTTTAAACTCCTCAGGAGTTAATGTAGCCCGTAATACATCAATGCTTTCAATATTTAATCCCGGCAATTTATAATGTTTTGGGCTTTTAACAGCTTCATCGACATTAGGATTTTTACCTCTAAAAAAATTTCTAATGGCTTTAACTTGCTCCTCAGTAAAGAAATAGCTATCGTTTGGCTGTTTTTGTATTCCTCCTGTCTCGCAACTCATATAATATCGTTCCCTCCTTTACTGGTATAAATTCAATTTCGACCCTGCTATTTGCTTTATCAATTCCAACTATTTCAGATCCATCATAGTTTGCAACCCACATGTCGTCGTCAATAATGCCAGCTTCCGTCAATATATCTGATGTAGCTTGTAACAAGCCGACCAGATCAGGCCAATGTGCCCAGTTAGGCATATAATAACGGCACCGTAAGGACACAGGGCCAGAATGGTACGCTCGTTTACGATAGAATTGCAACTGTTTAAGCGCTAATGCTTGATATTCCTCAAAGGCTTTTGATGGTAAGACACGAGGATATTTACCAGCGTATACAACTCGCGAACTATTCTTTTTTGTTGCTGGTCGACCATAAATTACAAGCTTATTCATTTTTAATGCGTAACCCTTTCTTTTTCACGTAATACATTCCCCAATGTATTACGCATCTCAGCAGTAACAATATTTAATAGTTCTTCCGGTGTTTTATTATCATTCTTCGATGCTAATTGAACTACCTGTGCAACACCTGCACAAAATCCGATTGTTAAATCAATAAATTGCCCCTCTAATCCGACTTTAATGAACCCATTATCGAAAACTTCTATCGCAATCTTGGCATTTGGTTTCATTCTATCCCTCCTCAAATTTTTGAAACATCCAGCGGTTCCCGTTTAGACTTACCTTTAAACGATAGAATAAATGACGTTTCTTTCAATCGATCATAAATGCGGCTATCATAGTACTTCTTAATTTGCTGAACAGATAAATTCGTAGTGATAATAGTCGCCTTTCCACGTTCAACTCGATCAGAGATAATTGAATCAACCTTACTTGAAACCCATTTATTATCGTATTCTGCTCCGAAATCATCCAGCACAAGTAAAGGACAATTACGAATGCGATTTTCAAATTTTAGATAGTGTTCAGCTGGTCCCTTACTCAATACGAGCAAGGTGTCGAGCAAGCTCATCATTGAAATAAGGTAGCCATTGTATCCTTGCTCAATCGCTCTTCGTAATATGCTGATAGCTAATGACGTTTTACCTGTGCCAACTGGCCCCATCATAATCAAGCCCTTTCCACTTTTGATATGCTCATTTAGATGAACGGCATATTTCAAAGCACCGTTATATGCATCCTTATCTTCGGGCGGTGCTCCTAGCTGCTTCAATTTAGAGAATGTCATATCTAAATATCGACCTTTTATGCCATAATGTGATAGATCTTTCTGACACTCAACTACAACAGGTGGCGGATAATGCGGAGTATAGAACTCATATCCATTCTCCTGTTTCTTTATCCCAGTCGACTTCGCTGCTGTCTGTTGCTGCCTTATTCTTTCTATTTCCGCTGTTACGTCCATTGCTTCCATTTCCCTTTATCACCTCCTCTTTAACCTTATTGTTAAGAATGGCTGTTATATACCCTATACTGCCTTTACCTCGCTCACTAGCAATAGAGATGGCATTCACTACCTCATTAGCCCCAAAGTCAACGACTAAATCATCAATGCGCTCTTTAGTAACTGAACTAATCTCACCTATCTCGCCCATATAAACTTTATAGACCTTAGATTGAGTATCATTTAATTTAGTATCGGACTTTTCAAACAGATCATTGATGTCAATATCATCTGAAGCATTTGCTTCGTTTTGCTTCACTTCGTCGTGTTCATCAGTAGAATAGAATATAATTTCTTTCTTTTCTTTAGGCAGGTTTGCTAGCTTGCTAGAATTTTTGCTAGTGCTATCACTAGCATTTGCTAAATTTTGCTTAGCACTTGCTAGATATTTGCTAGCCTTTGCTAAACCGCCTAAACGCCCGGCCTCTCTACGTTTTTCTAAAATTGCATTGGTTTTTGCTAAACGTTCTGCAGTTCTACGTTGTAAAGATGGAGACCAAAAATATATGCCATCAGTATCTAATAAATTACAATCTTCAATTAATGATTGTATAAATTTTTCTACCAAATCTGGCAAATTAGCACTTGCTATATTTGCTACGTTTTGCTTAGCATTTGCTATATTTTGCTTCCAAAAAGCCAAATTGTCTGAGATTTGAAACGCTATAGCAAGCCCAGCAAAGGTGAATTTGTTATAAGGAAGTTTGCAATCTTCCTCAACAGCCAAGCGTTCAATTAAAATCCACCACCACGCATAGGACACCATGCCATGTAGCGAAATCATAATCATGATTTTAGGGTCACTTAATGCGCTTACATCGTGGCTAAAATAGTTTGTCAACTTAGCCATAACATCATCCCTCTACTTCCATCTAGTAACAAATATATCCATAACCGAGCACCCCAAAGCCTGTGCCCATCGAAATCGAGTTGAAGATTGAACCACATCTTTACCACTCAACGCCTTCACAAGTGTTAGAGGCGAACAATGCGCCTCTTTCATAAAATCCAGTAACGTCATTTGCTTATTATGTAATAAGCGGTGAAATACATCACTCCGTAAAAACATATATCCCCCTTATTTATCAAACATTTCATTGATGTTATTATCATCAATTACTTCCCCTGTATCCGCATCAACAATATCATTGCCGACCATAAAAGTATCACCAGCCGCATCTAATGTTTCACCATCAAAGTCAGTAACTGTATGACCTTCACTATCAATCGTAATAACACCGCCATCATTTTCTAGTGCAGTAGCTAACGCATTAGATCCTTGCATTTCAATGGACAAGATACCATATTTGCTTAACAATCGTTTGAGTACAGTCTTAACCGCCATTGTATGGAAGTCAGTCAAGCCCCAGCGGTCTGTACCTCCCTTATAATTTCTAGAGTACTTTTTAGCGTGAGCCTGCATTTCCTCAATATCCATATATAGGAACTTTTCAAACCCATTAATGAGTTTGAAATAGGCCATGTACCCAATAATTTCATCCCCGGTGCGTTCCCCAAACTCATATTCACCCGTAAAGCGATTAACACACTTTACTTCGCCTTCGTATACAGGAACGGCGTTAATAGCCTTATATTGCCCGGTTCTCATCGCTAGTTGTATGTAGCCTTTATAGCCCAACTGAAATTGAGCTTCATAACGGTTAGTCTTTCCATTGTGAAACGGAATAATATAAGCAAACCCAAAATTCTGATTTACAGGTAAATTCATTGCAGCCGCTGTGGCACCAGCACCAATAATGGTGGCTGGGTCGGACTTCATCAATAATTCGTTATTATTAGCAACTGCCAATAAAGAAGAAATAAAAGCTGCCGAATTCTTACCAAGGATTTCGTTGAATCGGTTTTTAATATTGTCGTTTGATAACATGCCTTTAAGAGAATTATCCTGCTTTGCAGGTGCTAATTTGCTTGTTTTTAGCGTTACATCTTTAGTTGTTGCCATTATTTAATATCCTCCTCAAATACAATTACTTTATTATCAAGGTCAATCCGCACATTGCTAATATCTAGCTCTAATTCACTGCGGAAATCTAAAATTTTAATTTCATAATCATCATCGACTTTTTCAAGTAATGATTTAAGCCATTCTGCCGTCATAATAATATAGCCTCCATTATTTACAACTGAATTGAGTCCGTGAAGGCTCATTTTTTATTACATACTTGCTGAATATATCAGGATAATCTGCAGCCAAGCCCTTTTTATCAAATCCATCAATAGCCTTTCTATATTTCCATGTGATTTTATGCTTATTGGTATAACCTACTTCATTATTAGCTAATAGCTGGCATAGATTATTTTGAGCCTCTTTGGCCCGTTCCTCAGCGTCCTTTTTATCGGCCTTAGCCTTTAAATACGCTTCAGCATAAATATCGGCGGTATCTTCTAATTGAACTGATTCAGGCTGAGTATTGGAATATAGTTGCCGTAATGCCTCTTGGCACGAATCAGATCCATCAACCGCTGGCATAGTGTCAGTTAATACAAACGACCAGAACTCTTGCGCCGCTTCAATAATTGCCTCTATAACGTTATCGTTACGAGGGATTTCTTTGTAATAGTAATCATTGCCACCAACTAATGCAGCAATCCACCAACTCTTTTTACCAGTGACAGCCATATAGTGCTGACACTGAATGTAATAGGCATCAGGGACGCTGTCCCCTTGCCATTCATCCACTTTAAATGCGGAGGCTGTTTTGCACTCCAGCCCCGCATCAATTCCTACAATCTCCCTATCAATATTCGCTAATAAAAACGGATATTCAACGGATTGTAGTGTGAAATTATTATTTCTGACACTATACCCGGTACGAATAGCAAATTCATCTGCAACAATGCTTTCAAGCTTCGTCCCCCAATATGTAAATCGATTTCCATCGTCCTTAGATGGTATTGTCCGACCTGTTTTATCCATCCACACATCAAGTGCAGATCTATAATTGCTTAGGCCTAAAATAGCGGCCATATCTGAGCCACCTATACCACTCTTACGAAACTCTAACCACTCCTCACGAGTGGCTTTATTAGCATCAAACACTTTTTTGTAAGCCATATAATTAAGCTCCCTTCTGATTTTCAAACAATTTAACATCAATATCTGAGGTATTAGGTGCAATTCTATGGCGATACGCCCATGAAAGAACCTTATTATTGATAGTTTTGTTAGTATGCACTGATTTATTAGCATATAATTTTGCTTGCACCAGCAATGCCCCATTGCCTTGTAGTGGTTTTAGTTCTAAGCAAGCTACAAATTTATTGGCTTTCTTAACACCAACAATAATGCATCGCCCCTGTTGAATCTTATTTGTGTAAGATCTAACGCAGTTTTTAAGTGCAACACCAATGTTCACTAAATCCGCACCCGTTTCAGGGATAACGAATTCTAATCCGTTTGACTTTTCGGCTAATCCATCGGCCTTTAGTAACTCCACATATTCAAAACGTTGTTTATTTAGAATATTAACCAGCTCATCATGTACATCCCTTAATTTAGGATGTGTTTCCCAAAATGTTGCTTTATTTTCTGCTTCCAGTTGTGAATACATAGTTATAATGTCCCATTCAAAATGGTTACTTAAAAACGGAATAAGCTGATTTTTATATTCCTTTCTAAACCGTTTTAAGAATACTAACGCTTGGGCATCATCAAATATTCTAAGTAAGACATGTTGCTTTCGGCTGAGTACATCTAACAATAATCGTTGCTCATTTATATCATCACTCAACATGACAATCCCTTTAAAAGCTGTGATTGAACCCGGATTTTTATGTAACCAGCGACGCATAAACGGCTTTAAATCTGTTATATTATGTCCCCGGATTAAAGCATCATAGAACGAATGATAACGACGTCCTAAATTAATAACATCAGCGTTAATGGCTTTATTACCTGCTCTGCTCCATTCCCAAAGTTGAAAGGACAATGGTTTCGTTAACGCAGGGCCATCAGGAAATGCCATTCGCCATGCCATATTGAAAATCATTCCAGCACCATACCCATGCTCATTAGATACTCCAGTTGCTTGATAGACATCCTTAACCCGATAACCGGTAATAGCTGACATTCGTTTTTCAAACTCTAAACGAAGCACCTTAAACAACATTCTAAATTGAGTGGCATAGTTAATTGCTGCAGATCTAGTCCTACATTGATGCAGCATGCCAACATATCCATATAGATTATTTGTAGTGCCTGAAATATGCTCTAAATCATAAATACTGACTTTCTTTTCACCTCTTACATCATCAATAAAAAGAACCCTCAAATTTTTAAAATCAAAACGGATTGTTTGATAAAAGCGCTTAGGCTGTTTGATGAGCTGGTCGCCCATCAATACAACCTGATGTCCTTGCATTTGAAGGTCAACCCAATCTTTACAAGAAACAATAGAGAATCTAATATCAATAGGAATCGCATCAGATTCATTAATAATAAGCCCTACATGTTCACGAGAAGGATTGGAATGATGTCCACAGAAAGGACATACATAATAGTGTGCTCGTGTACAATACCCATTACCCGGATGGTAATATTCAGGCCATGTAGCAGAGAATGAGGCATCACAATCAGCATGATAGATTACAGTTTTAGGCGCTTGCCATCCCTGATATCGAACTACGCTATCATGTAATTTTGGAATTTCAAACGAATACAATATTTCCATAGCATTAACCAAATAATTCGTTAATATCAATATCAGTGTTTACTTCTGCTTTAGCTGGCTCAGGCTCAGGTGCTGGCGTAGGATCCTTAGGCGTATTATTCGCCTTTTCTTTCAACTCTGCAGCTCGCTTCTTTCCACTGGCCTGCTTATCATTAGCTGCAGCCTTTTTATCGGCTTCGCTAACTATATCAATGGCCTTGATAATAGATTGTGATGCTTTAATAACTGCATTATTGTAATCTAGGGCCTCTTGGAACTCATTAGCATCCTCAGGCGATAACTGCATTGCCCGTTCCAATGTTTTATTATCAGCCTTTAATATTTCTACAACTCGTGTGTAATTGCTCTTATTGTTCATGTATATACTCCTTCTTAAACACCAATTAACCAATCAATGTAATTAGTTCAGCCGCTAATTCTTTTGTTAAATTATCAACTGTGATTTTATTGCCCGGTACTTTATGTTTGCCCATTAATGCCATATATGGTGTCAATCGATTGGCTTGGTCTGCTAATAACCATTCTTTTACCTTATCAATTAAAGCCTGTTTCTTTGCAGTTTTATCATCTTCACCTGCATCCTGAGCAGGCTCCTTAACTTCTACCTGTTCTTGCTCCACTACGGGATCTTCTTTAGGTTCTGTATCATGTGCTATTTTTTCAACAGATTTAATAACGGTTACCTCTTCTGCAGTAGGATTCTTAACCTCCACAGGCTCGCCCGGAGTAGCGTTCTTTGGTCCTAATGCAGCTACATCACAATGTGGTGTTACTACTTCTTTAGGGGAAGCACTTGCTGCTGGTGTAGCCTTTTTAGTAGGCTCAGATTCTGCAACAGATCCATTCATTAATTCGTTGTACTCACTAATTTTTTTTGCTAAGTCTTTTGGGTTTTTGAATTCGATTGTAAATTGGTTCATGATATTACTCCTTTTCTAAATAAGCTTTAATAGCTTCCATTGTTTTAATAACGTTATCGATATGAACACGAATTTCAACCAATGGCGTCGAACATCTTTCATTTTTTAGATATTCAATTCGATTAGTTAAATAGCTCATAGTCATCCAGCCATAAGGGGTTGGGAAATTTCCAACTTTTTCATAGCTAGCCTTGATAAACCACGGTTCTATAACATTACCGTTTAATTTTAAAGTTAATTGTTCAAGTTCTATTTTTTTGCTCCTTTAAAATTTTCTATGATATAATGTGATTAGGTTATTATTTAACTAGGGTTGTGCTTGTTCCAGCAAGTGCAGCCCTTTTTCTTTCTTTTGCTCGCATTCGTAAATATGTCGTATGACAATCTTTACAAACACAAACGACCTTTCCAATTGCGGTATTAAATATGTGATATGTTAAGTGGTTTGTTAGTTTGTAACCGCAATGGTAACAACGTTTCACCATCGAATTAATGCCTCCCCGGTTACCCACCAATATGCAACGCCCCATACTAGCAACATAAACAACGTGCCAAAGATAAAGCCTTCAACTATATCAGCAAGCTGAGGAGCCATCATATTCCTCCTCTCTGATCTGCGACGTCGATATTGTGTAATTCGGTAATGTCGCCATTTCAATGCTTCCGTTCTGTCCGCCATTTGCATGATATTCTTCCCTCCATTCTTCAAATTCTTCTAATATCCCGGGCTGGCTAAAAAAATCAATCATATCTTCAACCAGCCACGGCCTTACATCCCAACTCATTCAAAATCACCACCTGCATTGATTGGTTTTACATCAATATTTGTAGCAGTAATAATGATTTGAACATCATTTTTGCCAAATGCTTTGAGCGTATCTCTAATATCACTCATTTGGTCCAGCGTTCCGAGTGGTAAATCCCCAAGCATTGATAAAGCGTCTGACATCTTCATCACTCTCCTTTTTTAATTCATCTCTACGAATTCTAAATTCGTGAAACAGCTCCATATACTTATGGTGCAATTCTCCAAACTTAGCCACATACGCTATGGCTGCCAGCTCATAACAGGTCTGCATATTTCTAAGTGCATATTCTTCACTCCCACTATCAAGATCTTTTTTGATAGCTCTCATGCGGGCCTTTAAATATTTCTTTAAATTCGACATTTAGTACCCCTTACATACCCAATAATGACAATATGCTAGCTACCAATGCTGTAATTAGCGTAAAATTCATGCCTAAATCGATTAACGACATAATGCTCACCTCCTTATAAATCAAGTTCAAATTTAATAGTGTACAGACGATGTAAGTATTCTTGATTTCGACGTTTAATTCTTTTTGCATCATCAGCAGTTACAGTTTGTTTAAATTGGTCTGTATTTTGGTGATTGACAATGCCTTCAAATCTTAATATTTCACGTTCAAAATCATATTTTGTTAGTGCCCAATTGGATACTACTATCATCCCAGTACGTTCATAGTATTCTTTTATCTCTTCCATGGGTTTAAAGCCCCAACCTGCTTTGTAATTCATAAATGGCTCCTTATAACTTTACATTTAGCTAACTTTTAAATCAAAAAAATATCTTGCATATTCAAATGCGGATCATGCGCTTTAAATATAGTGAAGATTACACTCATTTCTTTTTGATTAAATCCTCGCTTTCCAGTTTCTTTCTGAGAATAGGCCCCCTCTGAAATCCCTAACACCTTTACAATATCTTGTTGAGTGAGCCCAAATTGATTTCGTAACTCAATCAACTTTGTCTGTTTCACTTTATCACCTCATTTCTATTATTCACATTTGGTTAACTTCTATGAGTTGATTATACTTCACATTTTGTAAAGTTGCAAATAAAATGTTTTTAAATTTTACGATTAGCTATTTTACTTTTTCTTTACACTTTGCTAACATCAAGGCATAGAGGTGTAACAAAATGAAAACTTTAGGAGCGAGAATAAAACAATTAAGGAAATTAAAACATTATACGGGGCTTGAATTAGCCAAAATGCTAAATGTTGCTGTTCCTACAATATCAATGTGGGAATCTGATAAACGGCGACCGGGAGCGGATATGCTTCAACAGATAGCATCTATTTTTAATGTATCTATCGAATACCTTTTAACAGGTGAACACCCTACTACGGATGATGGATATTATTATGATCCGGAAGTAGCAGAATTAGCGGAGGAAATAAAAAATGACCCCGATTTACGGTTGTTATTAGACGCAAAGCGGAGCCTATCAAAAAGCGAGATGGAAAGTATTATAAATATCACAAAGTCGTTATTACAAAGGGAGCGGGGGGACGATTACGAGTGATTATAGTTAAGCTAGTAAATTTACCGACTGGCTGCAGGGGATATGTTAGGAAAAACGAAGATGATACCTATACAGTAATACTAAATGCAAAATTATCGCATGCAGAAAATCAAAAAACTTATTTGCATGAACTAAGCCATATTAATTTTGCAGATCATGATTCACCGCATAAGGTCAATCATATAGAATCATTAAGACATCATCGTTAATAAAGGGGAAATATTTATGTATTGTTCAAATTGTGGTTCTAAACTAGATGATAATATAAAATTTTGTTCTAATTGTGGAACACCTGTAACGGGTAATCCCCTACCTACTCCATTGCCGGATGTACGACCAGCAAATGAGATGCCATCTATGCCTGAGTATCCAAAAGAGGTTAACGGGGTAACATTCAATGCAGTACAGGTGGCCCTAGATACTAGATTATTCGAAAAGTCCGGATTTACCGCCACAATAGAAACAGCTGACGAGATTAAGAAAATTACAGGGGCGGGCATGTTAAAATCCTCAAATGCAGCCACCCAAATGTTTAATGATCCATCATTAAAAAGCATTGTTATGGCATATCAAAGCGGCCAGCCCCTATCTATAAATATTAACGTTGATGACGGACAATTACGGTGCCCAAAATGCCATTCAACACAAATCGAAATTGACAAGCAGGGATTTAGTGGTGGAAAAGCACTTGTTGGTGGTCTATTAACAGGTGGAGTTGGATTAATAGCAGGATTTCACAATAAGAATAAACGAAAAGGCGTATGCTTAAAATGTGGGCACAAGTGGAGCATATAAAAGGGAGATTTATATGGATTTAAAGAGGCCAGAAAACAAGGGTGCCTTAATAGGTAAAATTAAAACCTTAGCAAATGATATACATAACTTTTTAATTGCCTTGGTAGATTATAATCACCATAAAGCAGCCTTAATGTACTATTGGTTACGTAATTATTTAAGATATATAAAACAAGAGGAAACATTTGACCCCAAATATTCCCCACAGCTTGAACCGGGGCATATTGTAAAGGTAGATTTTGGCTTTGGTATAGGTAACGAGTTTGGGGGTCTTCATTATGCATTAGTGCTAGCTCCAAGCAACTATAAAAGTGGAATAGTTACAGTTGTCCCATTACGTTCATTTAAACCTGAAAAAGAAACAATAACCACCCTACATAAAACAAATATATATCTAGGTAATGAACTCTATATTACATTAAATAATGTATTTGGACGATTAAATGCAGAATGTGCTAGAGATATTGAGGCTTTAAAAGCAGAAATAATAGAGGGAATGACATCCGATGACCTAAAAAAAAGTATGCAACGCTTAGAGAAAGCACAAAAAACCTTGGATCACTATACTGCAGTAAGCGAAGAAATTATAAGACTAAAAGAAGGCACTGTAGCAATAGTTTCACAAATCAGGGCCGTGAGCAAAATACGAATCCAAGACCCAAAAAATAAATACGATGCTCTATATAATATAAAGATTAGTCGTAAAGCTACGAATCAAATTCGTACGGCTATTAAGGAAATTTACAACATAAAATAAGAAAAATGCAATAATAGTTGCAAATTTGTAAAAAAAATAGTCAAATTTGTTGATTTTTTATTACAAAACATCTATAATATAAGAACAAAGAGGTTCAGCCTCAAACTAAAATTATTATAAGCGGTTCAGCCGCAACTAGAGATAAGGTCTTGTTCTTATACGTTCAAGGCCTTATCTCTTTTTATTTGTCATAAGGAGCGAACATATGAGCGAAACTACTCAAATAGGTGTTATTTATGCCCGGTATTCCTCGGACAAACAACGGGATGAATCTATAGACGGCCAAATAAGAGAATGCATGGCCTATGCGGAGCGTGAAGGAATCACAATAACAAATACATATATAGACCGTGCTTTGAGTGCTAAAACGGACGATAGGCCCGAATTTCGTCAAATGATATTAGATAGCAATAAGCAAGCCTTTAATTATGTACTGGTATATCAATTAGATAGATTCAGTCGAAATCGATATGATAGCGCTATATATAAAGCAAAGTTACGGAAAAATGGGATACGAGTTATATCCGTTAAAGAAAATATTAAAGATGACCCTAGTGGTATCATCCTTGAATCAGTATTAGAAGGCATGGCCGAATACTATTCAGCAGAATTGTCACAAAAAGTAATGCGGGGAATGACTGACAACGTATTACAAGGGAAATGGGTCGGCACTGTTGTCCCCTATGGATACAAACTATCTAATAATAGGCAGCTAGAAATCAACGAACATGAAGCCAATGTTGTACGTAAATTATTTGATATGTATTTACAACGTCATACACTTAGCGAAATGGCGTCCTATATGAATGCAAATGGACATCTAACCCATAAAGGCAAGCCATTCAATACAAACAGCATTAAGGCCATTATTAGCAATGAAAAATATATAGGGGTCTATTCTTGGGGATCAGAACGCATAGAAAATGCCATTCCCCCTATCATAGATAAGAGTATGTTTGAAAAAGCACAGCACAAACGAAATTTGCGTGCTAAAAAGAAGGGCAATCGAAGTGAGCTATACCAACTATGCGGAAAGCTAGAATGTGGACGTTGCGGAGGAAATTATGTGGGCTCAACGGGTACATCTAAAACAGGTGCCCTGCACCATTATTACGTATGCAGCAATAGACGTCGTAAAAATGCCTGTAAGGCTCAAAATATTAGACGAGATGCCCTTGATGATATTGTCATAAGCCAAACCCTTGCAATCCTAAATAAACCTAATGTGATTAATAAAATAGCTAAATATGCTGCCAGCTCAGGTAAAAATCTTCAAAGCGAAACTGTTGCACAAATTGATATAATTGACGCCCATATTCGTGATTTGAAAAAATCATTAGACAATTATATGACAGCCATTGCAAATGGATTCATTTCTGATGTATTAAAACACAGAATCGAAGCTACCGAACAAGAATTAAAAGACCAAATTGAGATAAAAACGAACCTCGAAAATACCATTATCCCTGTAGAACTTACAGAAGATCATATCCGTTTCTTTTTGCTAAAAATGGCAAAAGAAAATCCTAGCACTTTACGTGGGCGTGCTAGGATTATAGAGGCTTTTGTTCATCATGTGACTATATATGAAGATCACATTGAAATTGTCTTTAATTATAAAAACGAACTTTCAGAGTTCCATGATAAAACTCTTGAAAGTTCGCTTTTAAATGATTTGGTGACCCAGAAGGGA